TGGCGCTCACCATCGCGAACGAGTCGAACATCGGGGCGGGCGGCGGGCCACTGACGTTCTTCTTCGCCGACCAGCCGGAACAGGGGTCGACCACGTCGCCTCCGACGTACACGACGAAGGAGGTCGTGGTGCCGATGGGGCAGCAGACGACCATCGCCTATATCGCACCGGATAGTTCGAGCCAGATGACGTTCTCCGTGCAGAAGTCCGACGGCACGTGCGTCGGCTCGACCTGCAGCACCTACCTCACCGACTGGGCCGATGGCTCGGGCAGCAGCATTAATTGGGCTGCCAACATCAGCCCGTCGCTCAACTCGCAGATCAAGGCCGGCCAGCACTGGACGATGACGATCCAGAACGCAGGGCTGGGATACAACGGATTCCTGTCGTCCCCGAGCGGGAAGAGACTTCCGGCGACAGGCGCCGAGTTCAAGCTGATGACACAGAATGAAATCAACGATCAGCCGCCCTGGGCCGTCGCTCTCGAGAAGATCGGTGGCGAGGCCATTGCCCTCGTTGGAATCACAATCCTGACCGCGGGCTCGGGAGACGCCGCCATTATTGGCGCCGAGGTGGTCGATGTCACCGTCGAGTCCGTGTCCGTAGTTGCTGCCGACGACGGGTTCCTAGTTGAAGAAATCATGACGGATAGTTTGTGGGAAGCAATTGCCGACATCAATGACGCAGAGCTTGAGGCTGAAATACAAGGCTTCTCTTTTCGGCACGACAGTTTTATAATTTCGGTGGGTTCGTTATGGGGATCGATCGTGTGAAATTCAACCGAGCCAGTTCCCTCAAGACCCGTTCTCGCGCATCCAGATCCGCGTGCTTGATCCCGTCGGCGTGCTGGGGTCGAACTCGAACTCACGTCCCAGCCACCCGAACCCAACCAACCTGTACCCGTCCAAGCTCGTGGAGAGCAGTTCCTCAGGCGTAACGCATTCGGCCCCCAGCACCTCGGCCATCGCGTGGGCTATCTTGGCCGTGTTCTGGTGGTGGACTGACTTGACGACAATTAAACAAGCCGGCCCTCGCATGCCTGATTTTACTGAACTGGCCGGGGTTCGACGGGGCGGCACGTCGTAGTCCCCCGGCTTGCGCCGGGGGCTTCTATGGGGGCACGCTTGGTGGCCAGCGCAAAAAAACAGCCGGCAAGGCCATAAATGGCCCTGCCGGCTTATGGCGGGGACTACATTTCAGTCGAGACGCGAGGGATCGCCCGACCGACAGAGAAGTAATTCACGGAGGAATTCGCATGATCGCTATGCTCGACTTAACCGCCGACCAAATCGACATTATCCATGAGGCCCTCGACGATTTCGTTGCGAAGTGTTGCCCGCAGAAGCACTGGCGAGCGGTAGAGCAGGCCTCGCTATTGGCCGCACAACTGAAGCATTCGCTGCGACCTACGACCCTGGACGAAGATTCTCGCTCTTTTTCCTCCAAGGAGGGGTAGCCCCGGGCGAAAGGACTCGCATACTCCCCGCACGGTCGGGACCACGGAGTTCATGCGATGACATTGTCTGATTTTTTCGCGAACTACTACCGGCCGCTGCGACTTCGAGGGCGATCTGCAAACACGAGCAGGCTCTACGCAAACACGATACGCCAGTACGGCCTGTTTCTCGGCAGGATCGCGACGGTCGATGACCTCAACGATCTCGAAGTCTCTCGGTTCCTGGAGCATCGCTCGTCCACGCGAAGCCCGTACACGAGCGAGAAAGAGCGGAATCAACTCTGCTCGCTCTGGCGGTGTGCGTCGGACCGCCGCGTCGTGGCCGACCGGCCGTGCGTGCCGCAGTCGCCGCTGCCGGTGCGAATACCGCAGGCCTGGAGCGTCGAGGAGTTGAAGCGACTGCTCGCTGCGGCGACGGTCGCGACAGGCAGGATCGGGGACATCCCGGCGCACGTTTACTGGCCCGCGTTAATCCTGGCACTCTGGCAGAGTGCGGAGAGAATCGGCGCGATCCTGTCCGTGCTGAAGGAGGACTACTCTCGACCTCGCATCCTCGTCCGCGCCGAGTACCGCAAAGGCGGGAAACGAGACAAACTCTATCAGTTCACCGAGAAGGCCTCCGACCTGTTCGACGCGCTACTGAAGTCGAAAAACGGCCCGCATCTCTTTGAGTGGCCGCAGCATCGCCTCTACCTGTGGTCGAAGTTCGGCAAACTGCTCGACGCGGCGGGACTCGGTGGAGGCAAGCGATGCAAGTTTCACCAACTTCGCCGCAGCGCGGCGACTCACTACTGCGCGGCTGGCGGCGATCCGACGGCCCTGCTCGATCACAGTTCGCCACGGATCACGAAGGCATACCTCGACCCTCGGTACATCGACACCGGACCGAAGGCTTGCGACGTCCTGCCGTCAATCGACTGAGTCTGGACGCGAAGGCAGCGGCATCCAGTGGCTCACTTCGCCAGACGCCGCGAGTTCGTCGCTGTCGGACTCCCAGTAGAGTTCGCCGGCTTCGCCGACTTCCAGCGAAGCGATGGCGACGGTGTCGAGCAGCGACGAGAACACCAAGACGTCGGCCCCCAGTTCAGGAAGAGTCTTGATTTCAATCCACAACATGGCCGCCGCCTCCCGTTTTGCCTGCCGCCACCCTAAAGCCGTCGCCGCCAGAAAGCCACCATTCAGTCAGATAGATGATTTCCAGGCCCAAATGGGCTGCAAGCATCCACTCAATCTTGGCGCCTCCGGATTTCTCCCACCCGGGCAGCATGGCGATCGTGTCGGCGTCGCAGATCGCCGCGAGGTCTCGCCGCAGCGCGTCGCGAAGAAACTCGTTAGACACCTGGGTAGATGACGGATCGAACCCAACGTCGCGATCCATCTGCGCCGGGTTGGACACCTTGTAGCCCAAGCCTTCGAGAACTCCAGCGGCCTGATCGAAGGCCGGGAAGTTGAATTCGGGCACGCCCGTCATCGGGCCGGCGAGATAGACGGTTTTCATGTCTCGTCGCTCCGGAGCAGAAAGTCTCTCGGCGACTTGTCAGCGTGCATCCTTCGGATTCGTTCTGGCTCGCCCTCTAGTCGCTTGATTACTTGCCGAAACCCACCAGCGACGCTGCGGTCGTCGATGAGGGTCCCAACCTCGCGAGCGTCCATGATGATCGAGAGTGACGCCGAGGCAGCGCCGAGATGATCCATGCTCTCGTCGTCGAAGTCTTCGCCGTCCTCGTAAGCCGACAGATGGCGGCGAATAGCGTCGAGGTAGACGGTCGCTCGCACAGGAATCTTCCGCCAGTTTGCGCGGCCGTACTTTTCGGCCCCGTTCATCAGCGAGAGAGACGTAATGGCGATCGCAACGGGCGGGACGAGTCCCATCGGCGGCTTCTTGCAGCCCTCGACATCTTTCGGATTCTCGGCTGGAGGAGGTTCCGTCACGACGACGCGGGGCTCGTCCCGTTTCGTCGCGTTTCTCGCCTCAACGATCTCGCGGATGATCGAGTTGGACGCTTCGATGCTTTCGATGTGGCCGCCTTCGACGGCCGTCACTGCACTGGACATAATGCACTCCTTGCTAGAGGTCAAGAGGTGTCATTATCCAGACAATTCCTCCGGAGGCAAGGGCCTGTAGCCGAGGCTCCACAAAATCTTCGCGAGGTCGGCCGCGACTCGCGTGACTGCCTCCTCCGATGTGGTGGGCAGACTCGCGTGAATCCCCTCGTGGAGTTCGCACTCAAGCCTCGCCCTGCCCTTGAGTTTTTCGTTGATCAAGACTTTACGCTTTGCAAACTCTGTCCAGCCGTCAGCCGAGCCCTTGAGAGACGAGTATCTCCAGAGCCATTTCTCGCCGTTGAGGGTGTAGTGGTGGTCAGAGGGCATGGGAGGGACTCAATCGTCGCCTAATTGCCAGGGAGGGAAAGTGTCCCCGCCGCCGGTGAGAATGTTTGCGGCCGTGCCACTGAAGGTGTTATTGATGGTCGGGACATACGTCATCGCGGTCGCAGTTCTTGTCGGCTGAACTTCGCTGTTCGGCGAGAAAGACACCTCGCATGGGTCTGGCATCGGCTCGCCAAAATGATTCTCTAGTCTGACATATTCCACCGTGCCGTCAGACAGAAATACGCTATGGAATCTGGTGCCGGCGGCCATGAGCCCGCCGCAGAACGCCACCCGCGGCGTGGCACCGCCCGCGAACTCGTTGAAGTCGAATTCGCCGACGACGTCGCCCGGCCACTCCAGGGGGGCAAGTTCCTCCGGAAAGCCCGGCTCCAAGGCTCGCAGCGACTCTCTGACTGCTACAGTTGTCCGTTTCCTTCTCTGCGACGGTGGAATTAACACGCTGTCTATCTCTGCCTCTTCAAGCAAAACGCTAAAGTGCTTGTCGTACAAGGCGAGTAACTCGGCAATGGCCTCACTTTTCTCGGCGACTGTTTCTTGGTCAAGAAACACGACGCTGGCGGTCGTGTAGCCTTGGCCGCCGTGTGTGACTCGAACAGACATGACCTCGCCTTCTTCGGGGCTGACTGAGTGAACGACTGCCGTCGCCCCGTCGCCGTCTCCTATGATCATCACACGAGGGTGAACGGTGTGCCCCTTGCCGCCATTCTGGATTGTCACTGAGGCCACTGAGCCGCCACTGAGCGTGACCGTGGCCTCCGCCGGGTTGTCCCATGCCAAAGGCCGACCGCCGCGAAGTCCAAGTCGCGATGCGAACGTGTATCCTGACCCCTTGTTGGAGATGGTCGCCCACTCGATCCAGTCCAGGCCAGAGACTGCGCCGTTGCCAGGAAGGGCCTTGGGGGCCAGCACGGCCCCAGTCCCCCGGACGTCCTCGAAGTATATTTCCGGCGGGGTGGAAAAGAATCCTACCGTTTTCTCGCGGAGCAGGTTCTCTTCGTCGGTGAACGGAGAAGTGACCTCTGGCCTTAGAACCACCAGACCTTTGATTTTACCTGCGACCGAGACCTGGCCATTGAGTCGCTTGTAACCGAAAGACTGCGACGCCAGGAGTCTATTCGGCTGAAGGCTGTAGTCGATGACGGAGACAAGGTACGGGTAGTCGGGCCCGGCCCCAACGTACTGATAGGGCAGCGTCCCGCCTTCGACGCCTATGCCCCCTATCGTGAGCGACATATCGGCCTCGACCTCAACAGACCCATCAAAGTGAACTTGAGGCGAGTAGTAACATTCAAGCGGATGTCCGAGGATCGGCTCAAACGTCGCCCCGGATGCTCCGGAAGGCACTGAGTGAGTCAGCGTAGGTGGCTGGCTCCAGTAAGTAGGCCAGTCGAGGTTGGATTGGAGCGACGCGCCGTATATTTTCCCGTCAGCGCCTGCGTAGGCGCGTATTTCATGGGATACCCTGCTGGCGTTGGCGTCGCGGCGATTAAACACGTTCGATTGGCTGCCGCCCGAAATATTAATTGATATTGAAGAAAATGGGGGATATCCACTGCCGGGGTTCGTGACTCGCACTCCGATGAGCGATTTGTCAAAGAGTTGCACTGACTTCACGAAACCACCAGCAGGGCTGTTGCCGCCCTCTAGTTCAGAGTAGCCGAGAACGCTGTGCGTGTTCAGCCAGTAATGCGAACCTTGAAATAACTGAAGATACCCTTCAAACAATTGGCCTCGCTGCTTTGCTGCGGGGGAGTTGTAAACGGAATGCGAGCCACCCGGGAAGTAGCGGGTCATATAAAACGAGCCCTTGGCCGCAACGAGTTCTCGGCGAACCATCTGGGTGGGGTGCCTTCGCTCACCTTCATTTGGGAACTGGCTGCGAGGACGTTGCCCCAAGTCGCCCAGGTAGTAATTGCTGCCGGGCTTTGTGACCGACACTGAAGTCGGCCGACCGAGGATGACTGCCTTGAGGGCCGCATCGACTTGCGTCGGCCCGCCGGCCGGGACGTTGCCTCGCGTTGTCGATACCAAGGGGGGCTTCTGCAATTGATTGCTTGTTGTGCTCGTGACCGTGACGGCAATCACCGATCCATCAATCCTGGCGGTCGCGGCGGCCCCGCCCCCCGGCGACCCGAGGATCGCCGTCGCTTCCGCGCCTGTTCCGCCTCCACCTGTGAATACAACTCTAGGAGGACGGTCGTAGTCTCGGCCTCGCGACGTCAGGGTGATTTCCGAGACCTGCCCTTCGATCGTCGCATCTGCGATGACCCCGGACCCGCCGCCGCCCGTGATGGCAACATTAGGGACGCTCGTGTAGCCCGAGCCGCCGTTTATGACTTCAATCAAGGAGATTTGACCGTTCGCCGGGTTGAGAATTGCCCTTGCCGTCGCTCCTTGGCCGCCGCCGCCCGTGATTTCCACAACGGGCGCCGTTGTGTAGCCGGCTCCGCCCAGGACAACCTCAATGAGGGTGACCTGAGCGTCAATCTCTGCCGTGGCAGTTGCGAGTCCCTCGATATGCACAGTCGGAGCAGTTGAGTAACCCTGCCCGCCGTTGGTGATACTTACGCTCTCGACGTCCTTGACGGGAACGAAGGACACCTGCGGCGGAGCGCGATAGTCGCCTCCAGTAGACAACTGAATCGCCGTGACTCTGCCGTCGGTGATTTGCGTGGTTGCCTCAGCGCCCGCACCCGGCGACGAAAACACGACCTTTGGGGGCAGGCGATATCCCGATCCCTCGGCCGTCAAGGTCACGCTGTGAACTGGGCCCGATATGCGGGCCGTCGCTGTCGCGCCTGCCATCACGACTGTCGGCGGCGTCTCGTAGCCGCTGCCAGGGTCAACCACGCCGACGGCAACGACCTTGCCGTTGATGACCACAGTGCCTGCCGCGACTCCCGGCGGCTGCGAGATGTCAACGCGGGCAGGATAGTCGTAGCCTTCGCCTATATCTGTCGTCGAAAGTGCGATCGGCGCAACCACGAGCGGTTGATGCGATTCGCCGTCGATGACGTTGCGATCGACGTAAGGATTCGAGGAGAAGTTGTCGTTACCCGTAAACCCGAGAGACCCGATGCCTGCCGCCCAGAGGACGCCGTCGCTGTCGCGGGCGGCGAAACTGGTACGGCCGTTCGCGTGATACGGACACTGGATCGAACATATAGAGAGGCCTGTGAATTGCTTTGAGTCAAGTTCCGCCAAGGCTTCTGGCAATCGCAGCCGCCCGTCGCTGAAGGTTCGCAGATTTCCGTTCGGCGTCACGGCTACGCCGCAGTCCAGGGGCTCTATGAAGGCACTGATCGGGTCGTCGATGACCACCGGAAAGGGAGTTCGCCTCCGGTATATATCCTGCTCGATAATCTCAAACTCAAAGCCAGTTCCGTCTCCGGCGTTCTCCACTGTTCCGACCGGACTATTGAAACTATAGTTATCTGTCTCGCGAATCAGGACTCCGTCCTTGACTCCGCCGTGTGTCGATACCGAAAAGTTTCGCTTTGTTTCAAAGTTTACTTCGTTACGGGTCCAGAATTCTCTCTGAGACCCTTCGGGGGGCTCGGGATCATTTTCAAACTGGACGCTGAAAATAAAACCTCCCGAAACAGACAGTCTCGGCTTGTCGTCAAAAACCGTGGTGTTTTCGTACCCGGTGCCTGCCTTGCGAGTAACTGCTGAATAAAACTTAACAGCGGGCCATTCTTGGCCATCCACAGTCGTTATCACGGTGCCTGCGAAGTAGCCTTGGTCGCCGTTCTCGGGGTCTACGGCCGTGCCTGGAAGGAAGGTGTTCGTGCGAGTGACAGTCCGGTCGCGAAAGACGGGGGGATACCTGAAGCGAGGGGAATCAAATCCGTCGATAATGGAATAACTAGTAAAAGTACTCGGCGGGCCTCTCCATCGCTGGAGATTGTCTCGAAGAAGGCCCCCTCGTCCGACATGAACGAGACCGTTGGGAATCAACCCCAAGGTCAGATTAAAAGTAGTGGGCCCCAGGCCTGGTCCGACGTAAGAGGTCTGCGGAGCCGCGAGGTAGCCAATCCCGTGGTCTAGCGGCGTAACAGGCCTGGGCATATACATCAGTGCCTCCTCGGGCACGCCCTCTCCGGCAGCCTGCCGAGGGTAGAACTCTTGCCCAGGGAAGGTTGCGCTGCTCCCCGGCCAATCAATAAACGCGGCACTGAGATCAGCAATGCGATTGCCGATGTCCGGACGAGGCATTCGTAGAAACGAAACAGCCCCGTACTGGTTGTCGTTCGCGTGAAGGCCAGGCACAGAAAGCCGCAGGTGACCGCCGACGCGATTCGGCCGATTGACGGCAGAGGGTATTGCGAGTTTGAACCCATACAGATAGGTCTCTGCAATATCGGCTGGATAGCCGACGGTGTCTGACGGCGGGTAGGCAGTCGGCAACACGCTGCCTACGTTAATCCGAATCGCAGACTGCTCGCCCCACCAGTACATTTCGCCGTTTGCATAGGCATAGGGCGTCATTGCCTGCACTTCCTCGCTACCTCTGAGCGTCGACGATTTAACGAAGCCGGCAGAGGTGCAATTGTCGAGGCCTGTCCTGACAGGAAATGGATCGATCGCATCGAAAATTTCCGGAACAGGCTCTGAGGTGTAGCCGGAGCCAGGCTCGACGATTTGAATCGTGCTCAGAACTGGGTGGCGAAGATTTGAGTCGTAGACGGCAGTCGCGAGCCCTCTGGCAGGCGTCCCCTGCACGGTCCCAAAAATAAAATGCACTCGCTGGGTGTCGGTTGGTGGACGCCATGTCGGAGCAGGGTCGGCGATAACTCGCTCAAAGACTGGGCCAACATACGGAATCGCGCCTTGCACAGTCGCCGGCGAGAGGACTGCGTCCTCGGGGCCTACGGCGAGTGTTCTCCCGGCGTATGAAAGCCGCCCGTCCACCACACGCCACGTTTGACTTGACCCTCTCGGGCCCGTTGCCGTCACTGCTCCGCCCCGGAACATCACATCTTGGCGGACGAAAGGGTTGTTATCATCAAAGACAAGGCCGTCCGACCGTCGGATGTTGGTTTGTAAGATCGTGCGGGGGTTTTCCTCCGGGCCGATGCTGGCGACGACGGACTCGTCTGCGACAAGTCGCCCGCCGGGGTCGTGTGCCGGCGAGTCATACTCGATACAGATCGCTGGAGGTTGGTCCGTTTCCCACTTTGAATTCAGGGAAACGTGAGGCACGTTTCCGATGATTTCTAGTTGCAGGGGGTGGCGGGAGTGGCCGGGCCCGCGAGCGTAAGCGCGAGCCGCCGCGGCGGAGAAGGGCTGAGGATTTCCGCCGTCGAAGCCCTGGATTCCATCGAAAGGATGAAGAGTTCCGGGAGATGCGACTGTCAGTCTCGCGATGACAGAGCGATGCCTGTGCAATCTGTCTGCCTTGGTGTCGCTGAGAAGGGCAGGCATGATGCCGACCTTGGTCGGGTAAGCGTTATCGCCGAGGAACTCAGCGGGGTCTTCTTCTATCTGAACGACAGGGCCGGGCGAGAGCACTGCCTCGGCAACGATAATCCTGCCTTGCACAAGTCTTCCGCCGACGTACTCAAGGCCTTGCGGAGAAACCGTCACGCAGGGCATGAACTTTGCTTGTTGATAGATATTAAGGCCGTAATCTTCGTATATCCTGTCCCCCTCGATGGCCCCCCCCCGAAGCGGATTCATTTTCGTTGCCGTGTAGCCGCTTCCACCGTTGACTACTGAAACTGAAACGCGACCAATGATCCCTTCGACTACAGCCGAAGCACCCTGGCCGCCGCCGCCGAGGATTTCAATCAGAGGCTTAACAGTCCAAATCTCGGGGTTTGAAACGATTTCAATGTCTTCAACACTTGACGTCGCCGGGACTGCTGTCGCCGTTGCTCCGGTTCCGTCGCCGAAGACTTCGACTACGAGAGGCTCGCTGTCCATCAAGTCGTGCGTTGCAGAACCCGCGAACCCCATGTTCCAGCCAGAGATGCTGCCCGAAGGCGTCAGCACTGCCGTAGCAGTCGCGCCTGTCTTTCTCTCAATTGCATTCGCTGTCGTGTAGCCTGACCCGGCTGACCCGACTAGAAAACTGCTGATGGCAACCTTCGACATCTTGGAGACCCGGGCCGTCGCTCCCCCCTCTACGGGCTCTGGCTCCTGCGGCGATGGCTTAATCACAACCTGCGGAACACTTGTGTACCCGCTGCCGCCGCTTGTGATATCAATTCCTCTGGGCTTGGCCGGCTGAAAGGTGACCTCGTTAGAGAGGCGTGCGATCACCGGGTGCTTGTAACCTTGCCCAGGCTCCGTGACCGTCAACTCAACTTCGCCTTCGATAACGCGGAGTTTTGCGGTGGCCCCCTCTCCGCTGCCTTCAAAACCCTCGAACTCAACGTCGCTATTGCCAGCGAACGTGATGGGCGACGAAAACGAGCCCACCACTCCTCCTCTGATGGCTCCGATGTCAATCTTGGCCCTGTACTTGATCGACGCCGTTGCGCCCGCCCCTGGCTCTTGATCCGCGACGGACACTCCCTCGTTTTTGATGAGAGCAGCCTGCGCTACAAATGGCCCCCCCTCGATGGCTTTGTATTTAAGTTTTTGTACCAGCGGCGAAGATGGGGCTGCGGTGAACCACACTGGCCACAGGAAATGAAAGTGAGGGTCTCTGATGTCGCCAAGTCGCTCGGGAGCGGTTAGCGGCTCTGTCCGAAACTCTACTATCGATGAACTGAGTTTCGCGCGAAAAGCGCCGGCGTTGATGCGGGCCGGAACACCGGGCATCTTGCTTGAGAACAGGTCAACGCCGACCTGCCAGTCGCCCAGAGACCAGAGGGACTTGTCTTCTTTGATTGCAAGAATCCTGCCGGCGTCCGACGAGACGCTTGCCCAGTCTGTGCTTTCGCCGATCTGGAAAAGCCCTCTGTTTGACGCGACTCCCTCGGGGTACGAATGGGTTCTGGGCACTGCGTACCCGACATTCCTTCTCTCAGACTTAAATATGTCCTCGGCGTCGGCGTAGTCGAACCCTCCGATGTAAAAGTGCCTTGCGAGCATCGCGTCCGCTGCTCCGCCGGCCCAGACGTATAATTTTCCGTCCTCGGAGACCCCCGCGTCGTCGCAAAGAGACTTAAACTTGATCGGAGTGGTCACCACTCGGCCCGACCGAGAGCCAGAAACGAGCAGGGCATCCGCTCCAGTTGGCCGCCCCGCCGGTGAGTTGGAGAGGTAGTCGCTGCAATGCTGCCCGGACAGGCGGCCGTAGTCCGGAATGATCGGGCTGACTTGAGATTTTTCGCAACTCATTTGCTTTACGGACCCGCGCACTGCGAGTTCAGCAACAGCACAACGTCACCGTCGGAAGACACAATGGCGTTTCGGTAGCCGACGGTGGGGAGGATCGAGCACAGAACATTGAGGGCCGATGCAGTAGATGTGTTAGTTGTGTCGGACGCGAAGAACACTTGCTTGTAAGTGTCTTTTGGCCACGCGCCGAGGAAACGTACCTGATCTACCCCGCCGCCGCCGCCGCCGCCTGGTGCCCTCGGCAGTTTGCTCGGCGAGCGGCCTCGTCTGGCAGACTCGTGCGCCAACACGGCATTGTTGATCCGCTGCGCGTCCCGCATCCGGAACTGCACTAACTGCTCAGTTTTGTTGGCTGGCTGGTCAGGCATTACAGGTTGTAGGGGTAGCCGGTAGGAACAGCGGTCGGAATCGGCTCGAACGTGTTAGCGAACGGCAGCATTTTGTAGAGCCGAAATGTCAACAGGTCGGGAGGCTGGCCGGGAGTCTTGGCGACGCCGTTGCTGAGTGGTGCGGGCTCGGCGACCCGGTCGGAGCCCGCCATGATCGGGTCTCGCTTGCCGCCGACGAGTTGATTGAAGCCGACGTCCCAGGTCTGCAAGTCCCAGCCCGAGTCTCTGTAGGCAATCGTGATGCTCGTGTCGAAGAAAAACGTCTTAACGGGCGGGTCGTCAGGAAGCAGGGCGGGGATAACCTCGAACTTCCGCGAAGCCGAAACGGACTGACACTTCCAGGTCTTGGGGCCCCCGCCGCTCCAGGCGTCGGAGTTGATCGCGCCGACGTATTGCTGGGCCTTGCCGTAGTCAAACGGCGGCTTCTGGTTGTACTGAATCGTGACGTTGAACTCGCCTTCGTCGCGGTCGAGGCCAGAGAGCGGATCGCCGGCCGTGTTAATGATGACCTCCTTTTCGGTGTTGTTATTGTTTCCGCCCGAATAGTGCCAGAAGGCAGGCGCCGAAACGAGCGACCCCGAGAACGAAAACTGCGACGGGCGAAACCACGGAATCTTCTCGGACTCGTCGAGGTGTCGGTATGCGAGCGTGACCTTGTAGTGGAACGGGGAATCGCCGTCCTGCGCAACAGACGACTCGACCCCCACGGCGTCGGCGTCATCGGGATACGGGTCTCGCCATGCCAGCCCGGGGGCGGCCGAGACGTATCCCATGTTCGGGTTAACGATTGTCGTCCGGACGAGAAAGGCTCGAACGTACTGCGGAACGCCTTCGAGGTTCGCAGTTCGCGAACGGCCCCGATACATCTCGCGGCAGTCGAGAATTCCAGGGAGGCCTGGGTTCCACGGCGGGCCGACAGAATTGGGCTCTGGCATCTTGGTTACCTAGCGCCGAGTTGAGCGATCACGGCAACGGCATCTGGTACGTTCTGAGCGTCGGCCAGGATTTGCGTGTTGCGAGCGATCGCGAGTTGCGCCTTGAGACTGGGGTTGTCTCGGCCCTGGAGAATCCGGAAGAACGTGTCCACGCCGCCTCGCGAGCGGGCGTCGGAGGCGCCGACTTGGCGACGATCGGGAGCGACGGCTTCGAGGGCGGGCTTAAGTCCTTCTTGCAGGTCAGCCTGGAGAGCCAACTTGTTTTCGTTGAATGCGTCCTCGCCGATGATGCTCTTGACCTCTTCGAGTTTTGCAAGTTCGTTCTGGAACTTCACGAGAGGCGAGGACTGATCAGCGCCGGGGATGCTCTTGTTAAGTTCCTCCATTGCCAGAGCGAACTTCTCGGGGTCTTTTCCGTCGCCGAACGCCTCCTCGATCTGCTTCCTCCGCTTGACGAAGTCGGCGCCGAACTGGTTTGCGTTGTCTCCAGCGCCGAGCGCTTCGTCTCGCTTTCGGGTGGCCTCGATCCTTGCCTGGTTGGCCTCCTCGCGGTTGATTTTCTTACTCGGGTCTGTCGCGGCTTCCGCCTCGTCGATCTTCGCCATCGTCTCGTTGAAGGCTTCCTGCGGAGACTTCTCGACGCCAAGAGACGCGAGAAGATTGTCCCGGGCCGTCTTGACAGCCCGGTCGAACTGCGACAACTGCTCTGCGTTGCCCTTGAGTCGCTCGCGGACTTGGTCGAGCGGCACGCCCGTCATGTCGAACTGATCGGCGATGTTGTCCATCGCGCTGGAGAACCTCTCAAACGGAGTCTGCTCGATGCCAAGAGACTGCATAAAAGACTCGTTGGCCTTCCGCATCGCCTGCGCCGTCTGGCCCGCCGACGCGCCCGCGTCGGCGAGATCTTTCCTGAGTTCCTCAAGCGTCACGCTGCCGGCTTTCTGGACACCAAGCGACTCCAAGACTTGGTCGCGATTTTCCTTGATCGCTTTTTGATACTCCGCGAACTCTTCGGGGGACAGTTTTGCCTGAACTTCCTGAATAGTCTTTCCGGCGACGCCAAAAGCGTCGCTGATTTTGTCGACTCCGAGTTGAATTTGCTGCGATGGCGTGTTGTCGATGCCGGCAGCGCTCCGGCGATCCGCGTCGAGCGATCGCAGGGCGGCTTCGCCTCGCGCGCCGCCGACGGCGCCGCTTGCGATCCCCGACTCGATCCGTCGCCGCTTCTCGGCAATCTCATCGGCGGCCGACTGGCCGACGATGTCGTTCTCGATCCCTTGGCGGCCCTTCTCGAACTGTTCTTCGCTGATCTTCTTGTCCGCTAGTTGCCTGTTCAGTTCAGAAAGTTTATCGGCGTCGATGTCCTCTGCCGCGGTCTTGATGCCGATGCTCTCCAAGAAACTCCGCTCTGCCGCCTTGAGTCCGTCAGAGTGCTGCTTGACCGAAATCGAACCCGCCTTGAGGGCCGTATCGAGTTCCGAGATCGCAACTTCCATCTGGTTTGCCGGATTTACCGGAACCCCAAGAGCGCGGGCGAGTTCGTCCGCGTTCTTGAGCATCTCGTTCCTCATCTCTTCGTTCGAGGTAAGACCCGAGAGAGCGCCCTGCTGGAGGTCTCGCTGGCGGTCATTGAACGACTCGACCGGAGTACTTCCAATCAGCCCCTCTCTCGCATTCTTGCGGAGGTCTTTCTCGGCCAGGGCTTTTTCTTCGCTGGTCAGTTCCGGGTTCGTGCGAATCTTGTCGAGTTCCTTCTGGAACTTCTCAACAGGCGACAGGAACGCAGTCTCCAGGCTCTTCCGGATGTTGTCCGCGAAGTCCAAATCGACTTTTAGTTTTGCGCTGTTGCGATCGAGTTCCCGCTGGACGTCTTCGGCAGCGATCGAGGCCTGCTCCTGCGCCGAGGTGGTGTCGAGTTCCCGCTTGGTGCGATTGAAAGTCGAGGAGTCGATCTCGTCTGCGGCGAACGCCCGCTCGTTCTCTGTTCGCCTTGCGTCCAGGTCTGCCTGGAATCCGCCGGTTGCGAGTTTCCGCTTAATGCCGTCGAGAGCATCTGTGTACTCATCGGCGTACTCTTGAGCGCGAGCCTTGACTTCGGCCGACCTTGGGAAGAATTTGTCGCCGATCTGAACGCCTGCGCCGATGTCTCGCACCGACTTCGCGACCCCTTTTGCGGCGTCGTCGAGTTGCTTGAAGAGTTCGAGGTTCTTCTGAAGAGTCTGCTCCGGGGAGCCCTTCTCGATCGCCGCGAAGGCCTTATCTATCCCTTCGTTGAGTTCGTCGTACCCCTTCTCAAACTGCTCAAGGTTTATATCGCCGGAGGCCAGTTTGCGCTGAAGTTCGTTGAACTCTTCGGACGCGGTGGCCATCGACTCTGCTCCCGCCTGCCCCAACTGAGCAGCCCGAATGCTGAACTCGGCCATTTCGCCGCGAGCCCCCGCGATAGACTCGCGAGCCCTGTCGAACTGGTTCTCTTCGTCTTTCCCGCTGAGATCAAAGCCGGCAAGCCCCGCAGCGGCCACGATGGTCGCGCCAATGGTGCCCTTGAGCGCGTCTACACGCTCTTGGCTGAGTCCGATCGTCTCGCCAACTCGGTCGGCCGCATCACTCGCGGCCTCTCCGGCGGCCAGCATCCCTTCTTCGATGCCGTTCTTAATCGAGGCAGTCTCTGACTCTGCGACAGCAGCGGCGAATTCGTCAACGCTCGCTGTTGCTCCGTCAATTTCTTTCGCGGAGTCGCCCCAGTCGAACAGCCAACCAATCAGAGAAGCCATGCCACCTATCAGCAGCGTGATGCCAGCCCCAACGATTGCCAGTCCGCCAATCACGAGCGCAAGCGGCCCCAACGCGGCAAGCCACATGAAGATAAACGACGCGGCGGCCGTAAGCGCACTCAGTGACAGCGCACCCAATACTCCGGTCACCACAGCGGCAGCGACAGAATATATGGCCCAGGCTGCTGCCCCCAGCACTATATACGTTATCAACTGCCCAAGAGCGCCGACAACGAGGCCGATCGCCTGACCGAGCACGCCGAAGATGCCAACGGCTGGGCCAAGAAAACCATTGATCGCTCTCGCGACCGACTCGATTGCAGAGATCATCTGCTCGATCGGCTCCATCGCGGTCTCGAAGCCGGCGCGAATGCCCTCGAAGACTGCGGCGACTGTCGAGAAGAGACCGAGCGATGTAGCGAGTTCTGCGAAGATGCCAACAATTCGCAGGATGATGTTCGCCATCCGACCGACGATCTCAACGACGACGGCGACGGGGGTGCTGATTTCGGCAAGGGCCTGCCCCGCGGCAGACAGAGCCTTCGAGAGTCCGCCGCTGACGTCTGCGGACAGGTTGTTGACGGCCTGCTGCATTCGCGTGAACGGAATGAGCATCGTCTGCGACAGGGACTTGGATGCGGTGCCGACTCTCCGGAAAGACCTGTCGAGGTCGGTCAGTCGCTTAAAGTCGACGTCCTGAATGGTGCCGCCGAGTCGCTCCATGTCGGCATTGATTGCCTCGATGTTCTTGAGCAGCGGCAGCAGCGCCGGGCCGGTGCGGCCAAACAAGTCCATCGCAACCTGTGTTCGCTTGGACGCTTCAGGAATCTTCGAGACTTCCCGGGCCACATCCATGAACACGGTTTCGGGGCTCTTGTTGCGGAGGTCTTCCACAGAAATCCCGAGTCGCGAGAACGCTGCCGCGGCTTCTCTCGCCTGCGGCGTTCCGAGTTGGCCGATCTTCACCTTCTCGGCGTTGCTCGCGAACGTCTGCTGGCCGCGAACCACGGCCGCAAAGGCCGTGTTCGTGTTGTCTGCGGCAATCTTGAGTTTTTCCATCTCCTGGACAGACTGGCCGAACCTGTCCGAGAGGTCTCCGAGTTGTCCCGCCTGGGAGGCCAGTCCGGCAAGTGCTTCAGAAAAGCGGCCCGTCGCCACGGCCGCAGCAATCGCAAAAGCCGCAGCGATCGGAAGCGTGGTCCCTAGAGCAGCAATTGCGGTGCTCGCGCCAGTCGCTGCGCCGGCGAGCGCTCCCGTGCCGGCCACCACACCGGTGACCGCTCCTGTTAGGGCGCCGAACGCGACAGAAACCGCAGCGGTTTGAGCGACTGCCGCCGAGAAGTCGAAAAGCGTTACAGTTCTGCTTGCAGCGACCGAGACGATCGTGAGCACATTGAAGACACGGCCGAGCGCAGACGCAACTGCTCCTGCCTGCGGAGCAAGCCTTGCCATTGCCGAAACAGTCTCGCTGACTCTTGTTGCGACGTTGCCGAAAGAGGGCAGCAGCCTCACCAGGCCCTCGTACAAAATCCCGAGTCGCAGTTGCGCTGCCACGAACGCCTCGCCAAGAGTTGAAGTGCCACTCACCAGCCCCCGAGCGGCGGCAGCAACTTCGTCGAATGCTGTTCCGACCGTGGCCGACACGCGAGCCATGAGATCAGTGCTGGTGATGTATGATTGCACCGAAGAGACAGCCGAAGAAACCGCCGAGTCGATGAGAGACGCTGCCCTTGCGACCCCGATGATCCCCCTCGCCAAGCCGTCGGCCACTGCCTGGCCTGTCGAGGTCTCTGTGAGGAACCTCACGATCGCCGACGTTGCCTCGTCATACGCACCGCTGACCACTTGCAGCGACCGCTGAACCAACGTCATGCTTGCGGCCAGAGAAATCTGGCGGGTTACGAGGTCCGAAATCGCCCCAACAGAAGCAACTACGGCGTCGTCGGTGACGCCAAGGAGCCTGAGCACGCCGCCTAGTGTGCCTTGAAGAACGGCATTGATGTTGCTTGCCGAGAGGAAGCCAGAAACCATCTCATCGATGCCGGCCTTGACGCCTCCAAAAACCGCGCGGAGAGCGGTTACGTCGCCGTTTAATCCCCGAAGAGTCGCAACAAGCGCCGAAGAAGCCGTGTCGGCGCCGGTCGCTGCCGTGATGAACCCAAGAAACCCTGACCGAAAGTCCGCATAAGCCGCGATCGCTTGCCTGACTGAAGTAATGACTACGGCCGTGCTGACGGCCAGGCCGCCGAGCGACGAGCGAGCCTGAATTGCCGCCGCTCCGGTGCCCTCGATCGCCGTGCCGAGTGTCTTTACCTCTGCCGCAGCGGTGGCCACGGCGGCCGTGTCGGCCGAGACTTTGACCTCGGCGCTGGCCGAATCGGCGGCAGCCTTGAGCGACGCCACTGACTTGGTCGCTGCGTCGATGCTCGCCGTGTCAACGGTGAGGGAAACCGAAAGCGAAGACAGCCCGCTCAGTTGCGCGCGGAGGCTCTCGACGGCATCGCGAATTCCCCCCAGAGAGGAAACGACTGAGTCTACGCCAGATTGAAGCCCGCCCGTCTCGGCCTCGAACGCGATCCCGATGCTGCCGATTGTCGCCATCAGCCGCCTCTTGCTTCACGCGCGGCACGGTTGGCGTTCGACAACTTGCCAAGTTCGGCGAACATCTCGGCCGGAGTCTGCTCTCGCTTCCGGTGGCTGGGCATAATCATCTCTTCCTTGAGATTCTTCGCGCCCCATGACGTACACAGAGCCGTAGCGAGACGAGCGACCTGTCGCCACTCGTCTCCCCACGGTTCAATTGACCAGTAAGCCTCCCACTCTGCGAGTTCGGCAGCGTCTACCGTCGCGAGAAGTTCCTCGTGAGACCGCCCAAACGCCAGCGCGAGCCGAAACTCAAAGAGCCGGCGCGGACGGTCTAGGAGTTTTTTGCGAGGTCATCCACGTCGGACTTGCTGAAGCGGTTCAACTTCATGCACTCAGAGAACAGCCTGTCCAGAACGGCGGCGCTCTTCTCGCCCAACTCTGGAATCTCCTGCTCCGTGAACAGCCGCTTGCCGTCGTCGTCGCACAGGCACTTGGCAACCAGTTTCGCCCGCACCATCTCGACGCTCTTGTTGCCGCCGACAAACTCGGACTCGAAGCGATCTCGCTCCGTTCCGGTCATTACCCGCAACTTGATCGACCCGCCCCACTCGGGGACTTCGTGGTCGATCGTCTTCTTGTCGTCCGCCGCCAGAATCGCGCTCTTAGAAAGAGCCATATCACTTACCTCGGGGTTCTAGTCTCCAGACAACCTAAACGTGGCACTTCCGGCCACATACTCTCCCGTGCTGGCGCCGAGACTCATCTGCCTCAGCACGGCCTTGCTAATCAAGGAGAACCCCTGCCCTTCTCCCTTGTCGTTAGAAGGAAACGACATTTTCAAGTCTTTCTTGCGACCCACCATCGTCTGGGCGCCTGCGGCCCATGTCCCTGCCATAAACTCGACCGACAACTCGATGTCGCCCTCGCCGGCGAAGGCCGCGTCGCCGTCTCTGATTATGAGCCACTTGCCGGTGTTCTCCGGGTCTTGGACGGTCTTCGACGACATCGACGTAATGTCGATCTCGCCGCCTTGGCCGCCAATCTGCACCGAGACCGACGTCAGCAGGAAGGTCGTAGTTCCCCAGGTGAACTGCGTTCCCTGTCCGCTGATCATGGCACTCATTTACAAATTAACTAGCGGTGATCCGCAGGGTCGCCGATCCCTTAATCAATTCACCGGCCGCAGCCTGGAGGCTCGCGGAGGTGCAAAGGGCAATGGTCGGCAGAGCCGAAATCAAGGCCGAGTTGGTGCCGCTGCCGTCCATGCTCCAAGTCAGAGCGCCGGTTGCGGTCATCTGCGGGAAGTCCATCCCGTAGAACTCGATCGATAGTTCGTCGCCGTCTTTAAGCGGGGGTGACCGATAGGACCGAAACGACCCGTGCGGAGTCTTGAGGTCACTGACGTCAATTTCGGAGGCGCTCTTGTTGAACGAGATCGAGGTGAGCAGGAACTGCTTACCCGAGAACGTGAACGACAAGCCCTGTGCGGATTCGTAGGCCATTTTTTACGCCCCTCCTTGGACGTTTTCGTGATAGCGAACTTCGTAAATCTGGTCGATGCGATAAAGAGGCTTGGCCTGCCCCTCCAGCGGACGCTCCATGTTGTCCGCCTCGGAAACCAAGGCCGTATTTACGATTGTCACACCGTCGGCTGTGCCCGTAAAGTTATCGACTCCAAGGCGAACCGAGTCGGCGATCTCCTTGGCCTCGGTGTAGGTGTACGAGACGATCGATACCGAAAACGACGCTACCGGACGGCCGACGTTTCCCGTGAGGTTCCGCTCGCGGCGAGTGCCGGTCCTGCGGTAGACGATGAGCGGAAAAGCCGCATTTTGGGGGGCCAGAACAGGATGGATGCCGGCGGTCGTCGAGGCGTCGAGCCGAGAGCGGAGCCACTTTTCAGGAAAGGCCATCGGCGATGCTCCTCTCGATGACCGACAGAATCTCGTCGGAGTGCGAGTCGATCGCGTCGTCCAGGGTGTTTTCCAGTTCGTCCACGCTCACCCAGCGACGGATGCGAGTGAACACCGAGCGGCCAACCGTGCGAGGGTTTCGGGCGCTATCTAGGCGAGGATTTCCGGCCTTTTCGACGCCTTGCGAGTATCCCACCATGAAACCGTTTTCCGTGACCTCGTATGAGGCCGCGAGGCCGAGTTTGCCAGTGAAGCCCGATGGCGTCTTCTCGCGAACGATCGCCGAAGCCCTCTGGGCAGCAGACTCGAAGGCCGACTGCATTCCGATCGTCGTCGGCACTTGCCGAAGGGCCTCGATCGCCTCGTCCAGGCCGGTCAGTTCGAGGGAGATCACTCGACTTGCTCCTTGCAGACCAGCCGGTGCGACTCGCGATTGTTCTGCTCTGTGACCGACACGATGTCGAGAACCCGGGCCGGGGTGCGGCTGTTCCAGACGAGCCGCATTTCGGGGCTAAGACCAGGCGCGTACCGGAACTCGACCTCGTGAGTCGCCACGTTGTATAGGCCCTGAGCGCTCATGAGTTCGTCGGTTCGCAGGCCCCTTACAGCGGCGCGGCGATTCATCACGGGAGCCCAGGTCAAGATCGACTCGCCATAAGCGTTGGTCTGCTCTGATGGGGCCTCGATCGTGACCGACTCTCGCAAGTCGCCTGCCCGCAGGGACACGTTCATCGATACTGCCCCCAGTTTATCGAACCAAGCAACGCATCGACCGCCATCGGAACGGGATTCATGCCGCCCTGGACGACAGCCTCGCGATGAGCGAACCAGTGGCCCAGCATGAGCAGAATGCAGTGCCGGGCGGGAGGCGGCACACTGGCGACCGAGTCGCCGTAGCCGGCCCAGTAGGCGATCGTGACGTCGTTCTCGGCCCCGCGACAGGTCGGCCAGGAGCCGTTCCATTCGGGCCGGATCACGGCCGGAGTCGCGTCCCGATCAGTCCGGAAGGCTGTGTATGACTGCGTGAGACTAGGGTTCTGGCCCGGCACGAACGTCACGACGACGTTGTCGGCGGTGATCGGCGGCCTGGGCAACTCGATGTCCCACGACGGAAACTGATCGAGTTTGATCTGCCACTGGCTCCGGATCAGAGTCCGGTCTGACACGGACTCAACGTAGTGCCTCGCGGCTGAGACTAGCGACTGGATATAGAGATCATCTTCGGAGAAGTCTTGATCCACCCGGAGGTGAGACTTGGCCTCCGCGAGCGAAACGGGCTCGATCAGCGGCTCCGTGATTCGCTTGATCGAGCGATACTTGAGCGTCGATCGACGGGTAAACTCGTAGTATCTCACCGTCGCCTCGCGGCTGGCCTGCGGACAGCCCGCTCGACCTGCCCTGGCGACGGCCCGTCTGTGTTCTCGACCTGAATATCACGCTGCTCCACGACGGAGTCGGCGATTCCCGTGGTAATCCAGTTCTTTCCAGTCGGCTCGAAGACGTCGACGACGTCGCCGGCTTTGTGGAAGTTCCAGTCTTTCAGTAGTCGCACTTTCATTACGCATTTCCCTCAGATTTGGTGGCGTGTTCGGGGGAGCCCCAAGCCTCCGGTGGTCTCCTCCCTCCCGCCTGCCAGTAGTGGTTCGGATACTGATGAACAGCCTTGAGCCGCTGATCGGGCCAAGTGATGACGAGTTCGGCATGGCCAATCGCAACCTGCGGACAGATCGCCAGCGTGTTGCCGCACTCGCGCCATTGGCGCCAGAATTGCATATCAGGATCTAACCTGGCCTGCTTGGTCTCGTCGACGTCGTCCCAGCCGCCGTCCTCGTTTGGGATTCCGAGAAACCAGGGCTTCGGCAGTCGACGGAGAGCCGAGCAGCGAATCACTGTCAGACCGAAGTGGGCGCTGTCCACGGGCTGGACGGGCTTCTCCCACCACTCTCTGGGAAGCGAGATCGTGCCTCGCTCGCCGACGACGCCCTTCGGCATGAATAGAAGCCGCTGGTCGTCTCGCTTCGTCTGAAGCGGCGCGACGGCATCGTAGCCAGAGATAAGAGCGGCCGAGACAAGCCTCGACACGCAGTCGGGCTCGTATACAGAATCGTAATCCATCGTGATGATGAAGTCGTTCCCGGTCTCCTCTTTGCAGTTCTCAGAGAGAAGCCGATACATCGTCTGATCCCAGAAGGCGCCGGTTCCCTTTGTGATGGGAATGCCAAACTGAGAGAACGCCTGGATTGAACAATAGAAATTGTCCATGAAGCCCAGGCGAGGAGCCGAAAGAACTCCGACGACTTTTACATCATGCTCGACGTTACCAACAACAACTCGCATTCCCAAGCCTCTATGTGGGGAGAGAGACGGCTTGGGCATCCATGCCCGACTAAAACCCTCCGTGGTCGAAGCCGTCCTTGGCTCCGCCTAAGATTGATCTCAGCCGCTGACGTAGTTGCTGACGTTCGCAGTCGCAGCGTTGTAGGGCCCGTCCTCGATCTTGCTGAGGCGAGCCACCGAGGCGACCGTGGCGGGCTTGGCCGGATTGCCCACGATCGTCAGGTAACGCTTCCGCCCCCGTATATCGACGTTGAACCGGGCAACGTGATTGCCGGCCGTCACACCCGCGACGGCCACGACCGTCAGGCCGGGAACGTCGACCTGGCCGCTGCCGCTGACGTCACTCTCCTGCACCTTGAGCGGGCTGGCGTAAGCAGCCGACGTCGCGGTAAAGGTCGAGTAGCAGACGTCCACAGAGACGTAGTCGGCGTACCGAGTGTCGATCTCGTGAGTGAACGAGCCGCCGTCGGTCGCAACGCTCGCGATCTTGACAACCGTCTTGGTGCCTTCGAGATGATTCACTGTTCAGATTCTCCAGTCAGGGGTCAGGGGATGGGTTAGCGTGTCAAGACAAATCAGGAAGCGGCAGTCCGGAGGGCCACGATCGGGCCAGCCTTGACGTTGTCGCCGCAGTCATGCGTGACGCAATCGAAGCGAGTGGTCGCGACCATGAGAGTGGCGTCCTGCTCCAGATAGCGGTCCTCGCTGGTCTTGATCGTCACGCCCCGGCGGGTCGCGTAGATCGAGGACATCGAGAGGTCGCCGTAGAGCAACTTCACCACGCCGGGGTCGGCCCCCACCACGTTCGACATGGTGTGGACGAAGATCACCGGCGAGCCGAGCAGCCGCAGTTCAGTCGGAGCCGAGAGGTTCGCAGCGGTGTTGCCGCCTGAGAGCCCCACGTTGTTGACCAGACCGAGCCGCTGAACGCTCGACGCGAACACGGCCGGCGAGCAGAACCACTTTGCCTGGGCACGAGCAAATAATGGCAATCGCCCAGCCGTGGTAATCAGGTCATCAACGTCGAGCGTCAGAGCCGCGGTGTTACCCGTGGCCGCCGTCACAACGCTGGCGCCGTGGGTGCCATCGAGAATTTTCGTGGTTACTCCCACCATTCCGCCGTGGTCAGAGACGCCTGTCCCAACAAACCCGACGGTATCGACCAATTCCGCAATAGCCCTGGCCACCTCTCCGGTCAGGTAGTCTGCAAGTCCAATAACGGAGTCTTCAAGCAACTCCGAGGAAATCCGATTAGCACAGGCGGCCTTCTTGCAGACCAACTGCACCCGGTCCCAGGCAGCGTCGCTCTCGCCGACGTTCGTGTTTTCGCCAACGAAATACGCCGCGAGACCTCCAACCCGTCGAGGGATGATGAGGGTGTCACTCTTCATCTGGATGTTGCGAGCATTGGCAGGGTAGGCACCAAACTCTTCGACCAGAATCAAAATTTCGTTAAGAATCTCTTCCTGGACGAACAGTCCGCCCTTAGAATTTACGCCTTCGACCTGAGCGCGAGACTCAACGCCGTGATCGGCACACCAGCGAGCGGCGTTCTTGTCGCCGAGCAGTGTGGCCCGGTAATACTGACCGGCCCGATAGGCGCGCTCCTCGGCGTTCGCGCCCTTGAAGTTCTTCAGACGGCTCGCGCCAGGGAGGTTGTGGTAAATCTGCACTGAACGGCTCTCCTTGCCAGAGGTGCGGGAAGCGGGGGTGGACTTGTCGAGGACGGTCCGCAGTTCGAGTTCCTTCGCGGCGACCACCTCGTAAAACTTGATCTTGTCGCGGAGTTTCTCGGCGCGGGAGCAGAGGCAGCGGAGTTTCTTCTCCTCCTCTTCGTCGGACACCTCGGCGTCCTCGACTTTCTCGTCCTTCGCCATCCGCTTCTTGTAGGAAGCCTTCTCGACTTCCTCCTCGTCAGTCTCCTCGGTGGGGACGGCGCCGCGGTCCTCTTCCTCGTCGTCCTCTTCCTCGTCGTCGGGAAGTGCCTCGTGCATATTGCGAGCGTCTGCGGGCATCTCCTCGTCTTGGATCGCGCCCATCTCGGCCAGCACGGCAGCGAGTTCGTCGAGCAGAGTCTTGACCTTGGCGTTGGCGTTGGCTTCCATCGTGGTTCGCATTCCTTGCTGCTGGTGTGTTGGACTAGCCGCGAAAGCGACTGACAACATTCAAACTAGCCAAGGCGAGCGAGCGACTAAAAGTAGCGCACTACAAAAAAGTTGTGTCACACAACTTTTTCTTTTTCTGGCCGACGCCAAGAGCGGTCGGCAGAGACAACGGAGCGACCCTGGGCTCCGCAACAGTTGCATCGCAGATATCGAATCTGCTCCAAACCACAGTTTTTGCTGGTTCGAGTGGTCATCCGGCCGACTTTACAGGTCGGACATCGGTCACCTGACTGAGCCACTAGCGCTATCTCCTCTTCGGAAGGTTGCCCAGGACTTTCTCGCCCACCCATTGGACCGCCTTGGTCTTCTCGATCTCGATGCCGGTGGTCGCTTCGATCGCGGTGCCGACGATCGCCGGAGCCGTCGGCACGACGAAGGCCGCGACCAGGGCACCGGTTGCGTCAACGGCCAGCGAGGCTCCCGCCTTAATGATCTTTGCAAGCACAGACGTCGGGACGGCGTCGACAACGACCCGAACGCTCTTGGGCGAGTTATCCTGGGCAATTTTCTTGATCTGCTTGATATCGCCTGCGGTGAGATTCTGCCGCCCAGCCGCGGGCTTAATCCGCACCTCGGACTTCGTCATCCGGACGTCGAACTGGGACTTGCCGTCCTTGCCTTTAATCGAGAGCGTCACCGCGGACTTGCCGTCGGCTTCGGCGATCGACTTTGGGCTTCCGCCCAGGCCCTTCACCATCGAGGCGACCTGTTCGTCGGTCGTGCCGATCACCTTGATCGCCTTGCCCGCCCGGGTCGGCCGCATCCGGTTATCGTAGAGGCCCTTCACCGCGCCGATGGCGGCGCCGGTTGCGGCGCCGGTTGCGACTGCCGGAGGAAAGCCGCCGGTTTTGCCGACGGCTGCGGCAGCACCGACGACGGCTCCCTTGGCTGCTCCTCCTGCGACGTCAGAAACGGCCTGGCCGGCGCAAGTGTTGCCCTTCCGGAAGCCGCCGCCGCCGGTGCCACAGTTGCGCTGCTCGACACCGCGAAAGCCTGGCCACTCTTCCAAGTCTCGGCTGACGGACGACCGGCAAACAAAGTCGACGAAGTCGAGGTAGTCGCGGGGTTCGGCTCGCTTCTTTGCCCGACGATGCTTGTCGAGGAAGTCACGAAATCTCTTGTAGCCCAGCGAGTCCTTGTTGCTGAAATCCAACTCCATCGACATCCCCTCTCCGTTTTGAGACCACCATCGCTCGCCGGCCTTCGTTGAGAGCAACTCCTGAAGATTGATCGACCCATCCACCCGAAACCTGTCCTCGCGCTCCGGCGTCATGAGCCCGTGGTCTGGGCCAGCGTCAATTGCGCGAAGCAGGTGATTTCCTGGGGCGCTGCCTGAACTGATCGAGCCATCAAACCCGAACCGCCCCCACAGGCGATAGCCCCTGAATAAGCCGTCGCCTGGACTGCCGGCTGCCGATGTCTTTGCTTCTTTGATGCCCGCATCATCGGCGGCGGCAAGCGACTCCAGCATCTGATCAATGATCGCCGCGCCCACCCTTCGCTCGGTGGGCGACAAGCCGCCGTCGGACTGTCCCTTCTCGCGACCAATCTGCTCTCGCGTGTCTTGATCGATCTGAAAATAGTCGTAGTAGACATACGGCGGGCGACCCTCGAAGTCTCGCAGGCTGACCTCGACAGTCGCGTTACCTCCACCCTCGACCGGCGAGTTGGACGAGATAACTACCGAGTTAAACTTCTTTTGTCCGTCGAGCGACCATCTCATCGTCTCTTTCGCTTCGATCGTGACCTCCGAGCCCTTCGCTGTTGCTGCGCCGACTCGCAGGAGATCGGCGACGTTCCGGACTCCCATGCTCTCAGAGATCGACTTGGCGGCCTTTGCGTTGGTCACTCCCAGGCGGCCAATGCCGTGCGGGAGACGCCGCGACGTTGATACGCGATACTGTCTGCTCCAAGACGACGGGAAGCCTGCCGCCGCGCCGCCGCCGGCTCCGCCCGCACAGTCGTTGCCTCGCCCGAAACGGCCACCCCCCTGGCGGTCGTCGTCGCCGCATTCCGAGAACGGCAGTTCCAACTGCCTGTCGCGGGCCTCGATGAAGGCTCGCAGCGAGGCAATGCGACACTCGATGCCGTTCATCGCCTCGCTTCCAAGAAGGCTCGCAGCGACCGAATGTTTTTCTTCTTGATCTCGTCCTCGGCCTGCTTGTAAGCCTCTGCTCCGTCGCTGCCGGCGGGGAACTTGTACTTCTCCGTCTGCGATCCGTCGGGGTGCGTGCCCTGGACGTAGCCGCCCTTCTTACTGTCGCCGACTTGCTTCGTCGTCCAGGGATAAGAGTCGCCCTTGCTCCAGGTCTGAACTCCGGAGCCATCGTCGGACTTCCCCTTGTCCTTGCCGCCTCGCTCCAACTGGCCCTTGCGGGCGGTGTCGACGAACTTCTGCGCGGCCTTGGCCTTGGTCGGCGTCACCGGCTTTGAGAGTTCCATGTACGTCGGGCTCTCGTCCTTGAGCGGGGGAGCCTGCTCGACGGCTCCCTTCTCGCCCTTTGGAGAGGGCTTGCCGGACTTCTGAGGCTCTGCTCCGTCGCTATCGTCTTGGCACTTGTTGCCAGACCCGAACTGCCCGCCTTCGCCTCGGCCGCAGTCGCGCCTCTCGGCAAGAAAAGCCTCGGCCGCGATGCGAGTGCGAAGAACCTCGGCCCGCCTGGCAAGCGAATCGAGGCGCTTCTCGACAACCGGCTTCTTGGCCTCGCCGACGAATCCTTCGTAACTCCGCTTCGCCACGGCAACGCTTGCGTCGCTGTAGGCCGGGTAGGTCACGGGTCCGCAGTCGAGGATCGCCTTCACCTTCGTCACGATCCTTCGCGACTGGCCGTTCTCGGTCGCCCATCGCTCGCCACCCTCGGCCACTACGAAAGAAAATGATGATCCCTTCAGGTCTCCGCGAGCGATGCTTTCTGCGATTCCTGAGTGGGCCTCGGGCAGCAGGCACTCGTACTTCAAGCCCTTGTCATCGACGACCATTCGCATCGTCGTCGGAAACCGGCCCAGAAGATAATTGGGATCGTGGTTGAACAGGCAGCGAGTCTCCAGCGGCTTGCCGTCTTCGTCCCGCCGGTTCGTGACGATCTCGAACGCACCGGGGTCGATCTGCTCCACGAAGTCGCCGAGGAGCAAACTGTCCCGGTGGAAGCGGGCCGCGTAGCCGACGATGTAAGTCTGCGGCCTGCCAGTCTCGGGATCGGATCGCTTCTCGACGCGAAGCAGTTCCGGGTCGAGCCGCTCGGCGCTGCTGAAGTTTCCGAGAAAACGACGCTCGACACCTGGCTGGTCGAGTGGCGCCCGGCGATGCTCCTCGTTCTCGCTGCTGAAGTATTCTTCGATCACCTTTCTTAACTCCTCGGCTATGGGTTGTCGCCGTTCGTCCTGCTCCAGTCTCTGGAGGCACTCTTCCTTGGGCTTGTCGACATGGACGTACTGAGTCGGAACGTCGGACAGCATCGACTTCATGTCGTCGCCGACCCTGGTCGCAATGACCCAGGTCTTGCCGATGTCCTGGCTCTTCAGTGCTTTTTTTAGGATAAGGGTTCTGATGTCCAGACAATAAGAGACCAAGTTGCTGTTGGGCTGGTAGATCGGGCGACCAGAGATCGCCGCCATGACCTCGTCATAGTCGAAGACGACGTCGTTCTCGCCCAGTCGCGACGCGACGTAATCCTTCTTGCCGCTGCACGGGGCTCCGTGGACGACGTAGACCTTCGGCCGCATTCCGTGCGTCGAGCCGTAGGGTCGCAGGCCTCGCTCATTCTTGTCCTTCTCGTCGGCGGCGTTCATCTGCTCGACGACTTTCTTGGCCCACGACCAACCCGCGTCCGACCCCCACATGGCCCACGCGATTCTGGAATTGGACGGGAAGCCGTCTTCGTCTGGGCTCCAGCCTGGTGCCGACTTGTTCTTCTGGTGCCGATCGAAGAACGCTTTCATGCGACGGACAGTCGAAGGCGAGACTTCGACGCCGTTTGACAAGTCTCTGGCCCTCGCGATGCCGACAGCGGTGCCGCCTCGGCCGAACTCCCGCCGCCAGGTAAGCGACTTCTCGGCCTCGTCGCGGGCGCCTTGCGGCGGCTTGAAGTCGATGTGAGCGTATTTTTCAGGAGTTGCCATCGTTGTACTCGTAGTCGTCTAAGTCCCCTTCGTCCCACACTTCCTGCCACATTTCGTCGAGCCGCAGTAGGTCTTCAGGCGAAAGCCAGTCGTCACCGGAGCCGAGCGGCAACTCGCGGCGTTCTTGTGTGAATCGCTGGATGAATCGATCCATGATCTTGCTTTGCGGACTAGATCGGTCGCCGACTCGAAACGAGACGTCGATGTCTTGGCCGTTTTCTGCCCACCACTTCGTTCCTTCGCGGGTGGCGTGAAGGTCGAGCAGGCTCTTGGCGTGGGAGAGGCTCTCGGGGAGTTTCTCGCGCAGCCGGCCAGGCAACGGGGCATCGAAGCCCATGCGCGGCCAGATCGTGTAGCCGCGAAAAGCGCTGGGAGTCTTCTCTGAGGCATCCCCCACCGCGCTGAACTTGATCTCCGCGATCCCGCTCTTGCGGGCCGCCTCGATGCTCGCAACCATCGTCCGGTAGAACCCGCGGGCTGCGGTGTGTCGCTTGGCTGGGTCGGACTGCACCGACGGAGAGACGTCGAAGACGCTGTGGTAGACAACCTTCTCGCCGTTGACTGAGCCGATCACAGACGAGCCTGACAGCCCTCGACTCACGCCTGCGACGTCGGCCTCAAAGTTGAACATAGACGGCGGGCTGTCGAACTGAGCGGCAAACTCCGGCGCAGGTCGCATCCAGATGTCAGCGCCGTCCGGCGCGCCGGTTGCGCTCAGGGCCTCGCCAGGCGAGATGCCAGTCTTCTCCAGGGACTCGGCGACCTTCTTGCCACCGCTGGCTCGAACCTCGCTGAACCGAGACGCGCCCTCAAACGGCTCGTCGCCGTCGGCTGGAGTCCAAGTCTTGTTCTCGTTTGTGTCGAGCGGAGACGATGGCTTCGAGGCTGTCGCAGTTCCTCCGCCTGCTCCGTCGTCCTGGCACTGATTCTTCGGCCCGAACCTCCCGCCTTCGATTCGGCCGCAGTCGGCGGAACGAGACTCGTTCTTGAGCCGCTGCTTCGCCGACAGTCCGCCCCAGGCCTTCTCGGCCTGCTGAGGATCGTTGACGACGTAGACCGGATAGTCTCGGCCTCGGCCCCAGAGCCGGTCGTCGATCGCCTTCGGCATCGCGGCCTTGACGGCAGCGTGAGTCTTCGAGACCTCCTGCGACGAGGCAGTGTCGGTCGTATAGACCGTGGCCCCGTAGTAGCCAACGTGGATGTAGTGCGTCTCGTTGTTGTCGCGGTCGCGAACGAAGACGTTCACGCCCTCTTCGCCGCGAGTCGAGTCGATCTCGACCAACGTGTTGCTGACTTTGCCGCCCAGGTCGCGCACGAGCCCCTTGAGGTTCTTCTCGGGAACTCGCATCTGATACAACTTGCGAGCGACCTTGGTCTGCGTCTTGTCGCCCTTGCGGCGGACACCGCGAAGCGACTCGCCCTTGCTGTTTGAGATGCCCGCGCCAGCGCAGGTGTTGTCGTCTCCGAACTTCCCGCCCTCTTGCCGACCGCAGTCGGCGGAGCGAATCTCGATGACGGCATCGAGAGCGGCGAAGTTTCTCCGCTCTTCGCGAAACTCTTCGGTGGGCCTCGCCTTCTCGGCCAACTTGATCACCGCGTTGGCGAACTCTTCATCGCTCATGTGGGCAAGAGCGGCCTCCCAGAGCATCTGTTCGCGGCCCCCTCGCTCGTAGTCATCAAAGAACGGCTCAGGCTGCTCGTAGTCTCGACGATAGCCGCGATCGACTTTGGCTCGTGGTTTGCGGCTCTTGCCATCGTTGGCGGCAAGCCGCTTGATCTGATCGGAATACAGCGACGGTTCGCCGACGTTCGTCGCGGTCATGGCGCCGAGGGCGCCGTAAGCATCCTGCTCGTCCTGCCAGAGAATGTCCTGTAGGTAAGCGACTGGGGTGCCGGTCTTTCGAGATACTTCCCGCATGAGGCGAATCATGTGGCTTCGCCGACTGCCGGAGCCTGGGTCGCCGATGAGTGCGGTGTCGTTCTCGACGATGTTCTTCGCGAGTCGATTCAGTTTGCCGCCGGCGCCTGTCTTCTCCTTGTAGTCGCCTCGGGCGTAGTGCCTGAGCCTCACACCAGCCCAGGCGCGAAGCACATCGCTGACGGCCCCCGTCTCGCTGGTTTGCTTCACGGCGTCCGCGAGGGCGGCGCCGGAGATGCCGTGCAACTGGTCGTCGCTGGCCTTGCCGATCACCTTCGCCAGTTCCGTGGCCTGCTTGGCAGACTTGGTCGGACTGCCGGGAATCACCAACTCGCCAGTGACCCGGCCCCAGGTTCGAGAGAACCAGACGTCGGCCGTCAGCGGGTCGAGGTCGCCGTTGTTGTTGCCGTAGAACGGGCCGACCTTCGGGCCGAACGTCGAGAAGACCGGAACGACCTCGTCGACGAGATACGAGCCGGGCTTCCATGTCCCCTTCTTCTCGCCGGGGGAGGCGAAGTCTGCGAAGAACTTCTCGATGTCGCCAGCGCGGAGCGACCGGCCCTGGAGCAACTCTCTTGCCGCCCGAAGCCCTGCCGTCGTGTCGCTGCTGCCATCGGTTCGCTTGCCGAGCGTGTCTACGATCTTCTGGAACCTGCGGAGCGACTTCTTGATCCCGGCTCCGGTCACGCCGAGCGAGTCGGAGGTCGTGACAAGTCCATCTCCGTAGAAGAACTTCTGAAGCAGCGAGTCAGTTCGCTGCATATTGGCTAACGGCGATGCGTTGGGGCTGGTGATCGCCTGAAGGACTCGGAACAAGTGTTCCGCGTCCTCCTGCTCGACCATCGAGCCGGTCTTCGTTCGCCCGCCACGGACTTCGGGGATCATTCCGGCGAACGCCGCCAGTTGCTCCTCCCGCTCCTCTGGTGAATAGAACATGGGCTCGATGCCTCGACCCGTGGCCTCGCGGACTTGCTCTTCGAGGGAGGCGAGAATGTACTCGGACTCTGGGCCGTCAAGCACCTTCTTGCCCGTGTCGATTTTCTCACCCCGGATCGCGTCTTGCTCTGACGCCAACGCGCCGCCGACGTCAACGGTGCCGACGAACTGGCGGCCGCCGCGGCCATCGTAGACATGCGCGTCTGGGATCGTCGTCGAGACGATGCTCTTCCCGTCGTCGCTGCGGATGGTGGGCGAATTCTCTCTGGCCTTCGAGGTCACGAGCCCTGCGGACTGGCCTGGCGTCCAGATCACAGACTTGGGCTGTTCGCCTCCGGAGTCAGGCTTCTCGCCTCCCCCTGCCCCTTCCTGGCAATCATTGTTAGGAGCGAACGTGCCGTCCGACTCTTTGTCCGACGGCCCGCAGTCTCGCTGCTCGATCGCCCGGCCGAGGCCGCCGAGAAAGCCGACCAAAGACATCGAGCGGCGAGTGACCTCTTCAATGAGCCAGCCCAAGAGACTTCGCCCCTCGGCGACGTTGCGGTCCTTGAGTTTGGGAAGCAGTTTCTTGAGCCTCGCCAACTTCTTGTAGCCCAGGGACTTTCTGTCCTTGAGGTCGATCTTCATGTCAATGGCGGAGCCGTTGTCGTCCCACCACTTTTTTCCTTCGCGAGTGGAGATCAACTGCTGAAGCGTGAAGCCCTTAGCGGTGAGTTTCTTGGCCTGCTTGACGGCCTCGGTCGCAGCCTCGGTCGTAGACTCGGGGGCCTTCTTCTTGAAGGCGGCAAGAATGATCTCGTGAGGGACTTGGTACTGAGTCAAATCCAACTTCGCATCGAAGCCGAACTGCGGCCAGAGGCGATAGCCCTGGTAGTGGGCGTCGTCGCTGTCGCCGGCGGCGTAAGTCGAGGCGCGAAGCACGCCGGCCTTCTGGGCCGACATGAGCGACTCAATCATTCGCTCCTGCATGAGACTTGCGATCCGGAGGCGAGTTTTGTCGCGAGCCCCGGAGTCGAGTCGCGATGGGTCGGAGACGCGACTAGGTGTGTTCAGTCCGCCGTAAGAGACCTCCAGGCCGTTGCCCCAATCGGCGAGTTCTACGCTGGTAGTGACGCTGCCGGCGTCCTCGTCGCCGGGGTCGACCGGAGAAGAGATGGCGATACTGACAGACCCAGACCACGGCTCCACGCGAACGTCCGCGCCTCGGATTGCGCCGCCGCCGATCTTGACGGCCGTGTCGAGGTCTTTGATGCCGAGTTCGTCGAGTGTGGCGGCTACTTTCTTGGGCTGCTTGATCGACAGTTCGTGGAGCCGCTCGCCCCCGATGACCGGCGAGCCTTCTTTGAGGGACGTCGAGTCGAGGAAGATGATGTCGTCCTCGGACTTCCGCCACTGCTCTCGCTTGGCCCGCGAGGGAGGCTTGGGAGACGAGCCGCTGCCGCTGCCGGCACGGTCATTCCCCGCCGCGAACTGCCCGCTCTCGTCTTTGTCGGGGCCGTCGCACGAGCGACGCTCGAAGTCGTCGATCGGATACCAGGAGCGGCCTTCGTTGCGGCGGCGAAGCGAGGGGAGTTTCTTCTGCTCCTCTTGGAGTCGCTTGTAACCCGGCGAAGACTTATCCCTCAAGTCGAGAGTCATCGCCATCGACCGTCCGTTCCCTGTCCACCAGTTCTCGCCCTCGCGAAACATCATCAGTTGCTGGATCGTGACCTTCTTGACCTGACTTCGCAGGCCCTTGAGCAACGTCGCGCGAGGAACTCGACTCGCTGGCACCTGAACCCCGGCCGCCCGCAGAAGCGTCTCGTCAGGGATTTTGCCCATCAGATCGCGAGGCACGGTGGCGTCAAAGCCGAACTGCGGCCAGAGCCGGTAGCCTTTGACTTCCGGATTGTTCGGTCCTCCTACTGCCATCGTGACGGCTTTCTTCACGCCAGCGCCCTCGGCCGCCAGAAGCGACTCCAGCATTCGCTGCTTGAGGACGCTCGCAACCCGCAGTCGGGGGGAACTGTTCTCCCCGGCCTCTTGCTTGCTCGCATCGCTGATTGATCGGCCGCCGGAGTTGAAGCCAGAGTAGTCAACGACGGTTCCGCTGCCGTCCAGTTCTTCTGTTATCCAGACAGACGTCGTTGCCTTTGGACTGGCCTGGTCAGACGGATCAACCGGCGCGTTCATGTAGATCGCAACCGCCTCGTCGTCCATGTTCTTGATATTGACAACTGCATCGCGAACAGTGCCGCCACCGATCGCAACGACCGTGTCGAGGTCGCTCACGCCCAGGCGAGACATGAGCGAAGCCGTCGTGGCTGGAGTGCCGATTGACAGCGAATTCAGTTTTTCGCCTCCAGAAACTGGAGACGATTGCTTCAACTGCTCGCGGCTGAGTTCGACGTCGCGAGCGCTGCTCTTCCACGATTCGTCCCGCTTTGGGGCAAGGGCAGTGCCCCCGGCGTTGCCATCGTCCTGGCACTGATTCTTCGGACCGAACCTCCCGCCTTCGATTCGGCCGCAGTCCATGCCCGCTCGTCGCTCTGCCTCCTCGGCGAGCGACCTGTAGTCCCGCTCCTTGAGCGACTCCTCAAGGAAAATCACGGAATCACCTCACTTCCTGCCACCTCCCTGGCCAGCGACAGGATGTCGTGTCCGTACTTCTTGCCAGCCATCATGCCGGCGAGAATCTCGGCCACGAACTCCCGGCCGCTGATCGCCGCGACTGAGGACACTTCGTGCGTGATCGCGGTCCGCTGCTCGGCAGTGAACTCACGAGCAGCCGCGGACTCGTAGGTCTGCGGATTGGCTCTCGCGTGGACGCGATGAGCCGCTTCGTGGAGATAGGGATTCGGCTGCGAGGCGAACCCTTCCGGCAACTCGGCCGGAAGGGTTGGCGAGACGAGCAGGACGTCCTCGCCGGCATCGTAGACAGCGATCGCCTCGCCGATGTCGCGAACCTCGACGCGGGGCATCTGGTCGCCCAGCACCCGCCTCGCGGTGGCGATCAGTCGTTCTTGGACTGCTGCTCTTTCTTCGCCTTCTCCTCGTCGAGGATGCGGCGTCCGTGTTCGCGGATCGCGGCGGCGATCGACTTTGCGTCGAGCCCTCTTGGGAGATCGAAGCGAACGAGGTTCTTTTCGGTTTCTTTTTCGTCGGCCATCGTAGTTTTCCTTTCTGATTTCATCCTTGGCATTCAAATCCCAGATCGCCAACTGATCCGTGCTTTCGGCAGAATCAATCGCGTCGTCCAAGTCGTCGAACTGCTCGGACAAATCAAGATATACCTTGCCGGTTGCTTTGTCCAGCCAACCCCCCACATGGAGCGACGGGCGTGCCTGAAAGGCCTGCTCGTTGTCTTGGAGAAACTTCTCCATGACCTCGTCGGTCACAGCATCCGGCGAATCAAGAATCGTCTCGGCGGCCGGGACGACTGAGACCATGTAGCCAGTTGTCGGACTATCGGCCGTGAACGGATTGACAGAGAAGCCGCCGTTTTCGCGGATAGACTTGAGGGCTGCTCTTGTAGTCTCGCCAATCTTGAAGTCTTTGTCGTCGCCAGGTGCGGAGTCAGAGTCCCCGTCCCCGTCGCCGGTTGACTCTCGTCGGTCGCCGTCGCTCGACGAGTCGCCCTCGCCAGCGTCGTCCTGACACTTGTTCTTCGGACCGAACATTCCGCCCTTCTGTCGGCCGCAGTCGTCGCTGCGACTCTCCTCCTCGACCCGCTGCTCTGGAATCGAGAGCCGCTCGTCGGGAATGATCCAGAGTTTGCAGATCGCGTCGGGACGAATTGAGCCCTTCACGATCTCGCACGACCCGCCCTCTTCGTAGTAGACGCAGTTGCGGCAGAGGATGCCCCGCGAGGCGAACGGATTCCGCTCTTGGTAGTGCGAGTCCGCCTGTGACCAGCGGCCCTTCTCGCGGACGATCTGCTCCTGGGCATCGTGGAGCGATTGGTTCTGGGGCGAGAGTCGCCGCTGCTCGACAGCCTCGGCCTTCTTCGCTTTCTGGAGTTCTGTCACCTTGACCGCGAACTCTTCTCCGCTCTGAGGATCGACGACGAGCGCCACTGGCTCGCCCGGCTCAACCTCGACCTTCTCGCCGCTCTTCAGGTCGAGCGTTCCCTGCTCCATGATGTGCTTGAGTTCGCCGATCTTGTTGTCGCCCCAGGTCACGACGTCGCCCTCGGTGAGCGGCGGCTTCTTCTCGGACGGCTGTCCCTTCGGAGCCTCGGGCGGAGCCTCGCCGTCCTTCACGCCTGACAGGCTGGGCTTCCCTCCGGGCATCGCGGGTGGAGGCCCGCCGCCCATCATCGCAGCCATCGGGTCTTGCTGCTGCGGGCCTTTCACGGCCTGCTCCAGCGGAATCATGTTCATCGCGACGAAGTGCTGGTCGCCATGCTCGATCGGCGGCAGGCCCTCGTCTCGGCGAGAGTCGTTGACCGAGTAGATGCCCAGGTTCTGCATCGTCGAGTAAAATCCCGCACGAGCATTGATGTTCGCCCGCATGAGCGCCTTGGTGTCGAACTCGGCGAAGAACGTGTCGTCGTTGTAGATCAGCGAGCGGGAGATGCCGCTCTCGATCCGGCGAAGCCACGGCACCAACGTGTAGGTGACGAACTCCTGGCCGGTGGCCTCCATGTTGCCCATGCTCTGGCCCTGAACCAGCGAGAGGGGCAACCTGTAGACTCGCGCGATCTCCTCGCTCTGGAATCGCCTGGAATCCAGAAACTGGGACTGCTCTGCGTTGAATCCGACTTGCTCGACTTTCAGTCCATTGGTGAGGATCGCGGTTCTGTGAGCCCGGTCGCTGCCCTTATGCAATCTCTCCCAATTGTCCCGCAGTCTCTCGGCCGCTTCAGGCGAGAGCGAGTTGTCGGTCTGAAGCACGACGCCGGGTCGGGCCGAGTTCGCCCAATACTTGCTGGCGTGAATCTCGCAGGCGCGGGCCAGCGCGATCGCCTCGCGGGCGACCTCGATCGGCACCATGCCCTTGATGCCGTCGGGCTCCGCTGTCCAGCGGATGTGCATGATCTGATCTTGTGTGTACAACTCCAGGCGGCCGTTCTCGGGGTTCGTGTACGAGTACCGCAGCCTGCCGTTCTCAAGTCTCTCGACGTTCATCCGCGAGGGGTGGAGGTTGTCGAGGGCCGAGACTGCTCCGTATCGCCCGGATCGAATGAGACTGTAGGAGTTGCCCCACAGGGTCAGACTCATGACCATTTGCTCAAAGAACTCGAACTTCGTCTGCCACTCGTTGGGCGCGAAGGCCAGGACTTTGTAAAGCGGAATGTCTGTGGCCGGCTTCGAGCCGCCGGCCTCTTGTCGCCGCATGACATGAAGCGGAAGGCTAGCGATCGTCTCTGCCAAAATGCGACAACAAGCCAGCACGACAGTACTGGAGAGGGCGGTCTCGGGCGTGATCCGAATCTCGGCGGCCGTCCGCCACTGGCCCGCGAACATCTCGTCCGAGAGGAGGAAGTTGTTCCAGGCAATCGACCGCACTTCGGGCGACTCGATGCCCTGTTCTGGTGTCCAGACAACGTCGGACTCTCTCATAGGACAATGATCTCCGGGTCGGGCCTTCGCGAACCGGCCGACGCATCGGCCGCCAGCGCGATCGCCATCGTCAAAGCCGCCATCCCGTCAACTCTTGCCGAACTCATGGGGGCGGGCTTCTGGATTTTGATGTAGCCATCTGAGTTCGTTCGCAGAACGCAGTTGGCGGCATGGTTGTTGAGGATCGGATTGTCCCCAGTTCGCAGCCGACCTTGGGCGATTAGCGTGTCCAAGAGTTTCGTCGGGTGATTGAGCGAATTGTGGGTCTGCGAGAAGCCTAACACGCACAATCCCTCCGCCTGAAGTTGCTGCTGGAGATGATGGGCGTTGTAGGGGTCGGTCGCGATCTTCACGACTTGATGCTTCTTGGCAAACTCCAGAATGTCGCGCCGGATGAACTCATAGTCGCAGGTGTCGCCGGGCGTAAGCGTCAGGCCCACCCGGGGATCGCGAGCCCACATGACGTAAGGCACCTCGTCTCGCCGCTGGGCAGCGTTGTCCTCCGGTATCCAGAACCGACAGATGACGTCGAAAACCTCGTCGCCCGTCTCTTCGTCGATCGCCTTCGAGACGGCCACGAGGGCGTTCACATCCCAGGTGGTCGCTAAATCGAGTCCCAGGAACCACTCTCGCTTCGTGTCTGGCGTCGGGTAGCCTCGCTTGCAACGCTCCCACCGGGTCAGGTCAACGAACTTGTTCGAGCCCTGCACCCAGACGTTGAGCCGGTATCGAAGAAAGTCCGCCAGTCTGGCCTTCGAGCCCTCGGCGTCGCGGACGTCGGCCTTAAACGACTCCTCGTCCATCGTGGCACCAAACGATGGATTCGCGAGTCTCCAGACCTCGGGGTCTCGGTAATCGTCTTCGATCGTGGCTCCCGCGACGAAGGCAAAGAACTGATCGTCGCACGTCGGATCGGCCATGCACTTCAAGGCGTGCTCGTGCAACTCGTAGCAGACGCTCGCCCGATCGGTGCCGGCTGTGGTGATCGCCAGGATGAGGCTCTGACTTCGAGAGATGCCGCCATAGCGAACCGCACCCCACAGTTTCCTGTCCTTGGCCTGATGGATTTCGTCGTAGCAGAGCGAGTGGATATTGAGTCCTTCCTGGCGACCAGCGTCAGAAGAAATGACTCGCCAGAAGGAGTTGGTGGGCGAGCAGGCGATCGTCTTGCGAGACTCGACAACCTCCAGTAACTGGGACAGGTGGGGGCTGGCCTGCACCAGTTCCTTCATTTGCTTGTAGACGATCGAGGCCTGTTCGCGGCTGGTTGCGCATCCGAAACACTCGGCGGCCGGCTCGCCGTCGGCCACGGTCATGTACAGGCCGATTCCAGAGAGGAGGGTCGATTTGCCTGGTCACCTTGGCCCCCGCAGCGCTAGGCTGCGAGGGCCAAGGCGCCATTTTTTTTGGGCACCTCGATGAACCCGACCCGGAACTTCCGAGTGTCGGTGTCCACTCTCATCCACCCGAAGAGTTCCTCGATGACCTCAGTCTTCTGCCATTCGAGGAGCGTGAACGGCTGGCCTGCGAACTTGCCCTTGGAGTGGACTAAGAACTTCTCGAAGAAGTCCACCGCGTGCTGGGCCTTCTCGGCGTGGAAGTAGAACGACTTCCCCTGCTCAACCGCTTCGCTTCGTGATAAACGCGGCAAGCGGGTTTTCTTGGGTAGCGGCATTGCTCACCTTCAGGGTTGATCGGGCTGCTGGAGTCATTCCGAACTGCTGCTCGATCCGCAGGAGTTCCGCTGGCAGGCCCTTGAACAGCGCGCCCTCCGCTGTCAGTTGCGAATATCCGGTCTGGGTCAGTTGCGTCATGCCGTTTTCTCGAACGTGCTTCAGAACATGGGCGAACTGTTCTTGGAGCAGGCAGTAGCGAGTCAGGAGTCGGCGGTCGACCTGGGTGAAAACGCCCATCCTCGCCAGGAGCGGCGCGGTCTCGTTCCAGACTTCGATCCCGGATGGGTCGAGGCAGTCGGGCGGGGTCAGATCGGCCGGAGGAGCCTGCGGCTCGGCGGCGTTCAGGGCTCGCTGGCCCGGGTTGCCGCGAATGATCTTGAGACTGGTGGGCTGCGGGGTGCGTCCCATGAAATTGCGGTTTTCGGCCGTGAAAACACCCCCCCAAAAATTCCGCAGGCGCTCACGCAAGCGAGTCCGCAGGGTCTTCCTGCCCATTCGACTTTCGCGAAGAGACTCCCTGGGGGTGGGTGCCTCTGTTCATCATGACGAGACTTGGATCGCCAGTAAAGTTGGGAAGACTTGATTTCGAGGATTCCTCGCGAGCGACTCAAGCCTCGATGCGCTGGGGCAGAGAGCCTTCGATTCGACAGGCTTCTCGTCGCGATGACTTGTTGTTGGTGACATGGCCACATGAGCAGTGGCCTCGCCTGGCGAGAGGGGCTCGCAGAACCAAGTGGTGGGATGTGGCTCTTGCTCTGGTCGCCAGGAGCGCGTCTCGCAAGATCGCTGAAGTTCTGCATGGGAGGGCATCGCCCATGCTCAAAAACTGGCGATCGAGCCAGCAGATTTCTTAGGCCTCTTAAACCTGTCCTAAACCTTTCTCGCAGCATAGGTATATAGGACAAATTTTCCTTGTTTTTCGATAGGATATTCCCGATTTTGGGGGTTAAACCTCTTAAACCTCTACTTTTTACCTCTGGAAAATCCTGTATATAGGGAGAGCGAAGTATTTCGACGAGAGCCCCAAATTTGACCTGTAACAAGTTCAGGCGACTGGGGACACTCTTCAGGCAAGATCGGGCTTCCTGGGGCCTGCTAGAGGCCTCAAGCGTGGCGATGGCGAGGCCAGCCTGGCTCACGTCGGGTCGTCGCGGCTGGCGTTGCTGGCCATGACGAGTCGCTCGCGCCGCCGGATCGCGACTGCGACCGCTGGAGTCGCTGCCGTTGTTCCGCTCTCGTCGATCCCGCGCCGGGGAGCCCGGCCCGAGACTGCCACCGCTGGTGTCGCTGCGGGTGTTCCGCTCTCGTCGATCACGCGAGGTCATAGCGGCGCGGTTAGCGTACCTACCTGGGCCAGCAAAGCGAGCCCCATTCCATAAACCACCATAACTGCGACTGCCTGTCGGCAGTCGCTAGCACGAACTCGGAGTCGATCTCGCGAAGCCAGCGGCCGACTCGGCCGCGACCCGACCCCCCCACCGCAGTGACCTCGGACGTCGGGTCGCGTGACTTGCCGCCCCGCCGACTTGCAACCTCAAGTCGCCGCCATTTGCTCGGCCAGAAATTTTTTTCTCGGCGCTACTTTAGGTCGCGCGGCCAAATGTGGCAGAAAAGAGATAGGCCCTTGCAGCACGTTGCTGTCGGGGTTTGTCACGTCCTCTGTAACACGGAGTTTCAAAGTGAAAGAACCGCGTTTGCTCGATGCCGCAGGACTCGCCAGTCTGCTCGGTGTCTCGACCAGAACCCTGGCGACAATGGTAAAAAACGGCGACATCCCCAAGCCGCTCGCAATCGGGCGGCTGCGTCGCTGGAACCCAGTGGCGATCGACGAGGCTCTCCGGCGCAAGTCCAAGGAGGCCCAGCGATGAACCAGAGAAATCTTGATCGACTCGCGGCGATGTACGGCGGTGATGAGATCGCCGATCTTGCCCAGCAGTTCGACGCGGCCGAAGCGGCGAGCGACTCGGCGGCTATCCCGGCGGGCAAGTACCGCTGTCTGGCGGTCTCCGGCGAACTCCATAAGAGCCGGGGCGGCACTCCGGGCTACCGGGTCACCTTCTGCATCGACGAGGGCGAGCATCGCAATGTTCGGCTTCGTCTTGACTGCTGGCTCACACCAGCGGCCATGCCGATGTCGAAGCGCGACCTCGTCAAACTTGGCGTCTCGCGGCTCGACAGTCCGTTCCCTCCCGGCCAGGTGGCCGAGGTCACGGTCGTGAAGTACGCCGACGACGACGGGATCGAACGGAATCGCATCCGCTCGTTCGCCATCGTGGGTCGGGTCGCCGACCCCACAGTTGATCCTGATTTTTCCCAACCCCCATCTGCTTCAATGAAGGAGCGTCACTCATGAATCTGATCATCGGGCCTACGGCGTCCCTGGTAAACACCAACCGCTGTTTCTGCGAAGTCTTGCTCGCCCAGTCGGCCGCGATTCGGCATCAAGAGCGGCTCTATCTCGCGGAGGTAGTGCCGACGCTCCGAACGTATGAGGAGCAAGTCGGGACGGCGAAGGCCGTCATGTACTGCGCCGCGAGTCGGTCGCGGAACACGTTGCTCGCGGTTGATGCGGCCTTGTACTCATGTGTCTTGTCCGAAGCGCCCTTCGGCGAACTCTTCCCCGCAGCAGCCGATGAACTGGCCTATCTGCGTCAGGCCTTCGGGCCGGAGGCTCCGCCGATCGATGAGGATTCGTTCACGCTCCGAGACCTCGGCTGGACGCCGCAGTGGCGAGACCCAAGTCCAAACTGCGTCGTTTTTCAGAACTCGGTCTACGTTGTCGAGGAAGCCGACGACCCGCTCAGCATCTTCGAGTTGCTGGAGTACGGCCTCGTCCCAAGCGACCTCGACGAGTTCAACCAGGGCCTGATGCGAGACGCCGGGCTGATCACCGAAGAGTCCGACGCTCTGCTCGCGGAGTACAACGGCGACTGGCGTGCAATGCACCGCGACGACAGCCTAGCGGGGAGCCACCTGTGCTGAGCGAGTTCGACGTCGGTCTCCGTGTTCTCGGGCGGCTCACAGGTCAGAGACGCAGGGTGCCGTGGCAAGAAGCCTACGCCTCGTACCTGGCCTGTGAGTCCCGAGCCCAGGTCGAGCGAGAGGCATATCTCTCGGCATTCACGTTCTCATCAGAAATGGTCGAACACCTCGCGGCAGGAGGCTCCCCGGCCGGGTTCGAGGGCCAGACATTCGCAACGCTCGTCGCGTTCGACATCGACCGTGAGGGCGACATCTCGCAAGCGTTGACGGACGCACGAACGCTCGCCGGCGTCCTGGAGGAGACCTTCGAGACGCCAACCGCCGCGATTCAGGCCTTCTACTCCGGCAGCAAGGGGTTTCACGTCACTTTGCCGACGGCTCTGTGGGCTCCGACACCGGGCGTCAACTTCTCGCGGGTGACCAGGCTGTTCGCGGAACGGATCGCGGCCGAGGCGACGGTCAAGATCGATTCCTCTATCTATAGCCGCGTCACGATGTTCCGAGCGCCGAACTCCCGACACCCTTCCACGGGGCTGTTCAAGATTCCGCTTACGGTGGCGGCACTCGATCGTCTGGGACTCGGAGAGATTCAGGAACTGGCGAAGCGACCCCGGATCACCCCGATCCCGGCTCCCGTCGAGTCGAGGTCGGCCCCGCTCCTCCAGGAATGGCAAACCGCAGCGGCCGAAGCCGCGAGGATCGATAACGAGCGAGCGACTGCGACGAATCAAGACGCTCGTCTGACACGGCTGACAAAGGGCGTCCTCCGAGGTGAGCATCTCGACGAGGGCAACCGGCACCGGCATCTGTACTCGGCCGCCGCGAATCTCGGGGAGTGCGGCGCAAGCCTCTCCCTGGCCCTGGAACTTTTGACCGACGTAGGCCGTGAGTCCGGCCTGCGTCCGAGCGACGTTCAAAAACAGATCACCGATGGACACGCCCGAGGCGCAGTATGACAGCGGCATTCTTCACCGGCACCGACGCGATCACGAACTGGCGGGACGACCTCCGCAGCGGGCGCCGGCCGGAAATCATCTCCCACCAGTTCCAGCAGCCGCTTCTGATTCCCGGCCATGTCGCCCTCGTTGGAGGAGCGCCTGGGGCGGGAAAAACTGCCTTCATTACGCAATGCGTCGTCGAGGGGCTCCGACTCAACCCTGACAAACGAGCCCTCATCGCGAACTGCGAGATGTCGCCGGCGGCCCTACTCGACCGGCAACTCTCGCGGCTTTCCGGCGTTCCCGCCGAGACGATCCGGCATCGACGGCTCACCGCCGCGCACAAAGAGCGAATCGACGCGGGCATCGAGACTCTGGAGAGCATCGCCGAGCGGATTGCGTTCCTGGACTCGCCCTTCAGCCTCGACAACGTCGCCATGACGGCCCATGCCCACGCGGCCGACATCATCGTGATCGACTACGTCCAGAGGTTCACGGCTCCTGGCAAGGAGACCGAGTCGCGGGCTCGGGTTGCGAAGGTGATGGACGACCTCCGACGTTTCGCTTCGCTGGGCCTCGTCGTGATCGCCCTCTCCGCCGTTGGCCGCTCGAAAGACGAGAAGGGCCGATCGTCATACGGCGGCAAAGGACTGAACCTCGCGTCGTTCAGGGAGTCTAGTGAACTTGAGTTCGGCGCGGATGATGCCTTTATCCTTGCTCCGGTCGCCGACAACAAGCCTGGGACACTCGTCCTCAAGCATCTGAAATGCCGCCACGGCAAACCCACCGATCTCCACCTGCGCTTCGACCGCAAACACCAGGATTTCTCGATCCGCGCCGCTCGCGACGAGGCCGACATCGAGGAGCAGGAAGCCCATGATTATCCCCGCTGGGAAAACACTCGCCCCACTCGAACCGGAGAGTGACGAGGCACCGGCCCCGCCGCCTGGCCGCCGCGTTCCTCGGAAGCGACACACCGCCGACAGGTTCGGTGAGATCAATTCCTTCGTCGATGTCACGATGCGTTCGCTGACTCGAACGGCGGCGCTTGTCTGGTTCGTACTCTGGCGCGACAGCCGCCACGGCCTGGCCCGCACTTCCTACGCGAGCCTGGCCCGCACCTGCGGCTGCCGTCGTGCTACGGTCACAGTCGCTTTGCGGAGCCTCCGCGAGAAGGGCCTTGTCGATGTCGTGCGACAGGGCGGCAAGGGGCGGGGATCAAACGTCTACCGGCTTCGGAGCGTCGTCGCGGAGTGACTGAGACGGCGGCTATGCCAACTGTCGACTCTTGTCGCCGCCACTCCCGCCAGGCCCTCGCGGCTCGCGTCGCGTCGCCAAGTCTTGCGCGGCTGAACAAACGAACCCCGATGAAAACGGCGGTGGCTCAGGGCAAGTCTTCAAGTCTTTTCGAAGAATGCCGCGTTGGGCGATTCGAAGCGCCTGCGACTGGGCCGTGAGCCGGTTTCAAAACCGGCCAGCGCGCCGATTTCCCCGGCCGGGTCCGAGGGGGGCGTGGCCGGTTTTGGCGCGCCGTCCGGCCCGGAGGTGGCCGGTTTTGAGCCGCCGACCGGCTCGCCGCGGAGCCAGGCGAGCGCGGCGAGCCCTTGGCTCGCGTGGCTTCTCGAGCAGCGGGAGCGAGGGCTGTCGGCCAAGCGGATCCATCAAGACCTCCCGGTCGAGCATCCTGCCGCCGCTGCGGTCAGCTACGACAGCGTGCGGCGACTGCTCAAGAAGCACGGGGCCGCCACGCCCGTGCCGTTCCGGCGGATGGAGAGCCGGCCTGGGTTCGAGGCCCAGGTGGACTTTGGCACGGGCGCGCCGGTCATTGGGCCCGATGGCAGACGACGCAAGACGCATGTGATCCGGGTCATCCTCTCGCACTCTCGCCGAGGCTATAGCGAGGCGGTCTTCACCCAGTCAACAGACGACTTCATCCAATGCTTGGAGAACGCCTTCGAGCACTTTGGGGGCGTACCCCACACGATCGTGATCGACAACCTCAAGGCCGGGGTGCTCAAGGCCGACTGGTTTGACCCCGAGCTCAACCCGAAGCTCGAAGACTTCTGCCGGCACTATGGCACGACCGTGCTCCCCACGAAGCCGAGAACGCCACGGCACAAGGG